ACTTCTTTTGCTTGTTCGCCAATCTTACCTTGTACTGGACATGGTGTGCCTGCGTCAATCATTGCCTGAAAAACTCTATCATCTTGACATAGAGTAGCAACTGCTGCTACTTTCATGCCCATATCATAAAGATTTTTAGATAGTTTAATTCTTTCACAATTCATATCTCTAACTGTACCACCCATAGAGATACCAAGAATTTGTGTTTGTACTGCACCAGATGCTGCTGTGGCGCAAACGTCATTGTTAATTACTGTTACAGCTGGAGCCACTGCTGTTGGTGGGGGTGAAATAACCCTAGTTGTTGAATCAGATTTTGTTGTGCTGTTGGAAGTCGAATCAGTTACGATTGGGTCTGCTGCCCAAACGTTTAATGTAAACATAGCAAAAAGCACGCTTGTGGCGATCTTTTTGTACATTTTAATACCTCTGGATAACAATGGGCAACATTGCCCATTTACTACTATTTAGGGTTTGGTTTATTTAAGTCATCAACTTCTTTTTCAATTTCACCAATTTTACCTAAAAATGATTTAATTTTACGTTTCTTTTCTTGTTCTAATAATTCAGACTCAAACCTACCAAGTTCTTTTTCTGGTTGTGGTTGATTAACACGTTTATATAACTCAGGTTCCCAATCTTTCTTTTCTACAGAAACTTGTTCTTCAAATAATAGATCGTCTTGAGTTTCAATAACTTTAGGTTGTTCTTCAATAATTTCTTTTTTTTCTTGCTCTGTTGGTGGTTCACCAACATCAGCAACCCAAGCATCAGGTTTAATTTCTTCTGGCTCGGGAAAGTCTTCAACTTTTTCTTTTTTAAAGAAATCAGTCCAAGTTGTTTTCTTTTCATTGCGTAAGTTCCAATTAGCTGCCACTAAAAGTAAAACAGCCAATGGATCAAATACCGCAACAATCATTAAGATTACGATGCGGACTGCTTTTTCGAGGAAGTCTGCGTCTTGCGCTTCTTGTCCGTAGATGAGTTGCGCGATGTATTTGATTGGTCCGACTTCGGCTTCGACTTTTCGGACTTCGCTGGCGATTGGCGCACGTTCTTCGTTGAGTTTTGCGATTTTACTTTGGGCATTACCGATTTCGTTAAGGATTCTGGCTCGATCTTTTTGCTGTCCTCTACGGATGGCAATGGCTCGTTCTGTTCCTTTGGCGTCGTCTGTTCTTGCGATGGTTTGATCAACTTGAGAATCGAGTTGATTAAGTTCTTTACGACTTGCATTTAAGTTCTCCTTTTCGGTCTTTATCTTTTCATCTATCAAAGCCAACTTAGCTGATACATCTCCTGTTGGAATTGCTTGATCTAAATGTGCCTTTGATAAGAAGCCAAAGATACCCATTGATGTTAGCATCATTAAGATAACTAACGCTGTTGTGAAATAGATCTTCATCAAACGTGGTACATCTTTCCACGAGCGATAAAGCCATGATGCTACTACAAGTTTTGATGCTTCAAGTAATGAACCCATAATAAAGATGGGTGTGGCTGCAGCAGCAAAAATTGCTACTAAGCCCATGATTGAATAGTAAGCAGCAACTGCAGATAAACCTAGTGCTGTTACAAATAGAAGATACGTCATAACTTTCCTCTGATGTGTGATCCGTGTATTCTGCACATGATATTGTTATTATAGTATTCGTCGCTTTCTAATACTTTGCGAGAGAATTGTTCACGTGCTTCAACATAACTACATTCTGCTTTACTCTTACAGAAAAACAAAATCTCTCGGGTGAATTGCTCTACACCGAAAGTTTCTATATCTTTATTTAGTTCATTAGAAGAACCGTAGTATTCCTGCCAATCGGAGTCAATCTTATCACGGATCTTTTTCTTCTTCTTATTTCCGTTTTTCAGAGTTACGGTTTTGTATTTGGTGCGAGAGAACTTGGCTAATTTCTTTCCCACATACATCTTACCATTCGTCAGGTTTGTAATAAGATATACAAACCCAACGCAGTCTTCAGGTAATTCAGTTAATTGTTCGTTATTATAAAGCCACATTAGAATAAATAGTTCCAAAAGAAACTATTTATTCTTCTTCGTCATAGTCCTCTTCTTCGTAAATATCTGCAGAGCATACAGGGCAGTAAACAATATCTTCTAATCTTTCTTCTGACTTTAAGATAATCTTACCACGTGCTCCGCATTCTTCACATTCAAACAACTTCGTTGTCATCTACTCTTCCTTTTGCTAGACTAATAATTAAATAAGATCTAGCCATTAATGGTTTGAAGCTGTACTCTGTACCTTTTGGTATATACAGTAAATCTCCTGGTTCTACTGTACGTTGTTCCTCAGCGAATTTAAAATCACTATAACCAATTACATTATACAAAAGAATATCATTATTGCTTTTATATTTTGTATCATTTTGAGTTGTCAAAGAAACATACATATCAGTACCAAGTATTTCTTCTTTTAAATTTTCACTTAGATATGTTATAACTGGCTTAACACTATCAATCTGTTCAGCTAGTGGTAATCTATATTCTAAAATACCAATAGGCTGACCAGCTAAATTATCAGCGCAGTGTTGTAAATAACCAACAGCAGTATCCCACTGATATGTTGGTTGAATCGCTTTGGACACCAAAGTCGGTGCGCTAGAGTCAATTCTTTCTTGTAGTTGTTCCATTAAGCCCATACATCACTCCAAGTTCCACTCAATGCACCCTTAGCATAATCAGTAACACGATTTTCAAAGAAGTTACCATGCACTGGTGCGTTAATCATTTCCTCAACCCATGGTAGAGGATTCTTTTTACGTTTGAAAATACCTTTTAATCCCATAGTGATCAAACGACGATCAGCAATGTAACGGATATATTCTTTAAGGTCTTCAGCTTTCAAATCACGCATTTCACCATTCTGATAGCACAAGTCGATAAACTTATCTTCTAGTGCAACCATCTTTTCAGCAATGGTATAAATTTTACTCTTCAACTCGTCGTTCCAAATCTCAGGATTCTCTTTAATATAAGTTTTGAATAGTTGAAGCATTGACTCAGTATGCATCGTTTCATCAACAATAGACCAAGTAACAATCTGACCCATTCCCTTCATCAAGCCATGACGAGGAAAATTAAGCAACATAATAAAACTACTAAAAAGCTGCATACCCTCAGTAAACGCAGAGAAGACAGCAATATGAGTAGCAGTGCTAGCAGCGTCACCGTTTCTTGAACTAATGTCGAGGACATAGTCATGTTTATCTTTCATCTCCTGATATTCTAAGAACTGATTGTATGTTGTCTCAGGAAGTCCCAACGTTTCAATCAGATGACTATATGCAGCGATGTGTAATGCTTCACGTGCTGAGAAGCCAAGAAGCATCATACGAATTTCTGGTTGCTTGAAGTATGGTAGATAGTTTTTAACATATCCACCAGCAACGTCAATATCACCTTGTGTAAAGAAACGGAAGATGTTTGTAAGGAATTCTTTTTCTTCTTTAGTTAATTTCTTCTTCCAATCTTTAACATCTTCAAGCATTGGAACTTCAGTGTGAAGCCAGTGTGCTTGTTCATGCTTCAACCAAGCATCATATGCCCATGGGTAATTGAAGGGTTTAAAATTTGTACGGTCATCCGTAAGTCTAGTTGCTTTTTTAATCATTCGTTGTCCAATTCTAATTCGATCATGTTACCATTTATTCTTACATTAACTACTTCTCTATATCCGTCGTCAGTCAAAACAATGACTTTTATTTTTGGTTTTTGTTTAACTAAATCACCGCTACTTTTAGGATATAGTGTTGCCCAATATTTGTTTATCTTTTGATAGATTTCGTATGCGTCCATTACTTTATTACCTCGTTAACAAATTCTAAGAGTAGTTGTTGTTTTGGTACATACTTACCTTTCATCCAACTATACGAGTCATACCAAAATTGTTCTGCTTCAGGGTGACAACCAATCAGACCAATGTTTCCTTGTATAATTGCCATTGGATCACCGTTCATGTATCTTGCGTATGTTCTAAAATTTTCTTCACTTCCTGTAACTGCAAATCCATCGTAAAAGAACATTCTTTCCCGTCTACCGTTCCAGTCAACTTCCAAGTTTTTTGCGTGCGGTCTTCTTGTATCTGTTCCTGGGCGAGTAATATATTGAACTGTATCACAGCCACTAAGTACATTAAAATAATCAGACCCTGCCCAATAACCTCCCATACATATACCAATGTAGGGTCTACCTGACCTGACAAATTCCCTGATACGATTTCCATTGTTGATAAACAAATGACGGAAAGAATCGCTATCACCGAACCCACCCCCAAAACAAACTGCATCAACCGTCTCAAAAAATCCATCTTCAACCTCATGTTTAGTAAATAATCTAAAATTATAATGATCAGATAATGCTTTCATTATTCCATTATCTGATTGTGTAGAACAATACGGCTGGGCAACAAACAACCCGATTGTTTTCATTTAACCCTCGCAGGCAATACACGCAGAATCTTCGCTAGCAAGAGCAGTTAAATCAATCTCTTTGATCACTTCACGTTCAATACGTTTGGAGACTTTATCAGCCTTAGCAATTTTATCAGAACGGCAGTAATACATAGTCTTCAAGCCTTGCTTCCATGCCATGAAGTGAACAGCATGAATATACTTAATATGACTATCTGGTCTGAAGAAGACGTTTAATGACTGTGCTTGGTCTATATATACTTGCCTGTCTGCGGCATGTTGGACGACCCAACGCTGGTCAATTTCCATAGATGTTTTGAAAACATCTTTTGTCCAGTCGTCCATCCAATCCAAGTGCTGAACCGAACCATCATTCGCAATAATACTACGCCAGATTTCATCATATTTCTCCGAAGAAACTGCACCAAAATCTTCATCTTTACCCAAATAGTCTTTAATAACTTTATCAAGATAACGATTCTTATTTAAGTGAGAACCCGATAGAGTGTCCTGACGATAAGCGTTAGCCCTATAAGGTTCAATACTAGGAGAGGTATTGCCCATAAGAATACTACTTGATGCGTTTGGCGCTATCGCAGT